TTCTCCTGTGTTTTTAATTCTCAACGGTATGTAAATGAATTCAACTGATTTGATCGGCTCAATTGCGATGTCTACATACAGTTCGTTTCTGTCTATCCTTGTAGGTGTGTTGTTTGTGTCATCACAGACTACTAGGAAGTCGAACAATGCTCTCTGACCAACAAGTTCTAACAAGAATGATTCAACTGCGGCTTTGATCTCATTCCTTGTAAGTTCATCATTTGGTTCGAATATGAACGGTTTAGCAATGGCATCTAATTGTGTTCTTAGATACACTGCCAGTCTCGAAACATTTATTCTGTCTAGAGCCGAACTTGCTGAAGTTTTAGTTAAGTTACCAAAGTTTACAATTCCTGCTCCTGAGAAGAATGTTATTGGATTAACTTTAACTTCGTGCATTGAATCTCTAACAGACTCTGTGACAGATATTGTTTCAAACTCTCCAGAACTTGTATCTATGTAACCAACTGATGTAGCGTTGTCAACAACACCTCTTCTTGTTCCTGCTGGTGCGAACCATGGGAAAGCGATGTTGTCGTTGTTTGCTAGTGTTCTCAACATCATGTGTGATGGTGGTACAACAATAGTTTTACCTGTGTTGTCAGTTGTTTGTCCTGATGGATAAAACACTCCCAAGAAATCACTTGCACTGATTAGGCCATCTTCGCCGTTGTCAAGTGCACCTGCTGTGTTATTAGCCCAGTTTTGTATGTTAGTTGACGTACCTTCTAATCTCAAAGGTGTGTCACCTACTATAAACGCTGTGTTGTTTCTGTCAGTGTTCAAGTTAATCATGTTTTGTATCAGTTCAGGGTAACCAGGTACAGCAATCACGTTGTAACCTCTTTGGTCTTCTCTGATTGCTTGGTTGGTATCGATCTCTGATTTAAGTTGCTCAACAATAACTTTTCTCTGTGCTTTTCTTCCGAAAGATCCAGAGCCGTCTGCATTGTTGCTTGATTTAGTAACCCATCTGTCAGGGAAGTAACCACTCACAAGCTCATTAGATGCTCTCACGTTACCTAAACCTGACGATCCACTTCCTGGATATTTTGCAGAAGTGATGTAACTGTTTTTGTATTCCTTGACATTGTAACCAGAACGTCTAGTGTTCCAAAGCAAGATACCTTGTGGGAATAAAGTTGGATCTGGAGCATCTGGGTCTAGGAAGCCATCACTTAACAAGTCTTTGATAGGACTCATTGGGCCGGCAGTACCTGTTTCCAATTGATCTAATCTGTCCGCTGTAGTTTGCATTCTTGCATCTGCAAAAACGATACCATCTTCTGTGGTTTGGTCTGTTTTGTCAACCAATTCAAAAGCCGCGCCTGTAGTTGTTACTGCAACTTGGTTCGCTGTGTTTGTAGAACTTAGAGTTGCCGCTGTGTTATATCTGTAAAGTTTTGGATAGTTCTCAATATCGCTTGTGTCAATCCATAAATCGTTAGTCACAAGTGCTGTACCATCTGATTGTGTAGTTGGTGCTGTTGCACTGAACTGCGGACCATTAGGGTCTGTTGTAGAGTATGCTGTAGCATATCCAACGAAAGTTGTTCCGTTGTGTGCCATGATGTCTGCTTCGTCTATTGAAGTAGCGTACCAAAGTGTGCCATCTGCTGGCTCACTTGTTGGCTCACTCAATGATGCAGTGTAGCTCAATCTTTTGAAGTTTGAAGCCACAACAGCATTGTTGGCTGATGAGTCTAATGATTCTCCTGTAGGAGCATCGTATAAATTATCAATCAACGTTGAACTGTTTGCTGTGAATGATCCATAACTGTGTGCAGTGGTTGTGCTTATACCTGCGTCTGCTAATGGAGTGCCTGATGTGTCAACCATTCTGAACTCACCGCCCAGTTTGTGTTTGATCTGTATTGCACCAATGTTTTCACCTGTAGTAATAACCTCTGCTTCTAAGTTTGTGAAGTTTGCTGTTGAGAAAGCAGTCACAAAGTCGTCCGCGTCACCTAACGTAGAACCGTCTCCTGAAATCATTGTAACTGTTTTAGCACTGTCTAATGCTTCGGTGTTCTTTAATGACTCTTGTACAGAGAAAGTCTCACCTGCTGTGAAACTTGGATCTTTTGTCTTAGACTGAATTATTGTTGCTCCGCCTTCGTATCTGAAAAGTTGGAAGTCGCCCACGTTAGCAGTAGTATCTACTCCGCCTAGGTCATCTGCACCCATGCTCTCTTCAGTGATGTTGAATTGTGTGTAAAGTTGTCCTGTTGCTAATGCAGTTCCACCGTTAGCCGCGTCTAGGTTAAAGATCGCTGAGTGGTTTGTTGCAAACAATGGCGCCGCCACTGTTGAGAAACTTGCACTCGCTGAACTGTAAAGTTTCGCTATGATGTTTGCACCTGAGTTTGCAGAAGACGTCTTGAACCAAACTGATCCGTTTGGTCTGTTTTCGTCTGCAGTTTTCCAAGTTGGTCTGCTAGTGTGTTTTGCTTGTAGGAATTTAGGTCCTTGGTATACACCGGTTGTGATTCCTAGGCTTGCTAATAGACCGGTACCTTCATTAAATCTGATAGATCCTGCACCACCTGTTGAGTCACCTGCATTTCTTCCATTGTGGAAGATCTCCAAGTTACCTGTTACACTGTTTACACTTGCAGTAACGTTAGTTACATTTGTACCAATTGCTGTTGCAACATTTGATAATGCTGTGCCTGATACTGTGATTTCCGTATCGTTTAATACCATTTTGTGTCCACTAGTAACTGTAGTTCCTGAAGCAACTGTAATAATTGGTATTGCCGTACTCCATGCACTTGAACCTACGTGGTTCCATTCATTACTTGCGTTCTTTTTGTAGATCTTGTTTGACACGTGTGTCGTGTTAATTGCGTAACTTCCAACTGATCCAATGTTCTGTTTTGGAGCACCTGTTGAAGCAGATCCTACAAGATCAGCAGTCGTAGTAATTAATATTGGAGTAATGGCTGTAAAAGTTTGATTAGTCTGTGACCATTCGAATAAACCGTAACTGCTTGATGCAAGGTCAAACCAGTATGTTCCGTCCGTTGGTCTCGCTGTCGGTGCCGAAGCACTTCCAACTAATTCTGATGTGTCCACATTCGCTCTTAGAACAAAAGCTCTGTTGGCAACTCCTAAAAATGAGTAAGCCGCTTGTAGTCCCCATTCGTTCAATTCATAACCATGAAGTGAACTTCCTGATGCGTCTGTGTAGAATTTTGGATCTCCAAAAGTCTCTGTTAATTCTCTTTGAGAAGAAATCAAGAATGCAGTGTTGGCGTTGGCCGTTTGTGTTCCTGACGCAGTGCTGTCTCCTGCTCCTGTTTTCTTGTCCTGTGATGATGCTACTATGAATAGTGGTGTTGTACCCGCATCTGATGGTACATAAAAGCTCTCGTTTATAATTGAAACTTCTACTCCTGGTGATGTTAATGCCATTTTTCGTATTCTCCTTGCAAGTTACGTATATACTAGAGTTATTTATTCAATCATATGGTTTTTACGACAGAATTTACCGTTTTCTAGGTGCCTATATAGGGAACGTAAATACACACATGCAGTACAAAGATCGACCATTGTGTAAGGAGTGTAGATCTAAGCCAAGGGCATATGCCTACAAGCGTTATGGCAAGGTCTATTGGCGTAGTCAGTGTGACACCTGCATTCGCAAAAGAGCAGGGAAAAAAGTTGGCGGAGTGACTGCTTTGCAAAGATCAGGATACAAGATCAAAAAGAAATGTGAGCTCTGCGGATTCAAGGCTCAAGACAAATCTCAGATGGATGTGCTATTTGTGGATGGAAATCTTAGGAATACTGTAACCAGTAATTTAAAAACTGTTTGCGCCAATTGCCAACGGCTGAGTAGCACTCGTAGACTTGGATGGCGTGTTGGTGATCTTGTTGCTGACGATTAAACTATCTATCTCGGTGTAAAGTTGTTCCTTAGTGCCATTGTTATGTATTACAAAGTCAAATTCTTCTCTGGCCCATGCATACTCGGATGAATGTACACCGGTTGGTTGGATGTTTCCCTCAACATAATTTGTGAACCATTCAGGATCTTTACCCCTTTGCACTAGAATAATTTTGCCACCATGTGCTCTGATTTGTTTAACCTCATTGGGAAACCTGGTATCTGCTATGACCGTTTTTTGTCCTTTGTATCTACCTATACAACTATCAACCCATATTGCATCATACATTTGGCCACGCATTACCTCTGTACCAAAGTATTGTAGTACCCATCTGGGTGTTATAGGTTTGCCAAACTTTTCACTCCAGAAGTTATCTGGTTGTTCTCGCCAATGCCTACTGGATTCTGTGTCTCCTTCAAGCATACTCCTGTCCCAATTAAACATAGATGCAACAGCATCTTTAAGACTTTTTGCAAAACTATCTTTTTTATAACCGTGTTGCTCAACTAATCTGTCAGCAACAGTGCCTTTGCCAGAACTTATTAAACCTACTATACCTATCAGCATAGCAGTATTATACTATTTTTTTAGTCTTATTTCAATCACTTTAATTACTTCTTGGACAGATTTTAAAATGGTAATTCTAAGGCTTTTCTTTTTTTGTTTTAAAGCAACGATACTCATGTTCTCAAGTTCTTGAACTAACACTTCTAGTTCGTCTAATGTGAGATCAGAATAGTTTTTGTATTTTGAGTCTTTCATACCAACTATTTAAATTGATATTGTTTGGTATTAACCAATAACAAAACTATGAGGTGTGCCACCTTCTTGGAAATTGCCTATTTCGTTTTCTAGTCTTTCCATCTCTGCTTGACCTTCGTTCTTTAAAGCATCACCGTTAAGTGTCGTCCCGCCTTGTGGACCTGCGATTGTGTTGAACTTGCCTCTTGCTTCGCCAAGCATTACTTTAGACACTGCAAGAGCATAATCTCTGATCCATGGTTTAGAGTATATGTCTTTGAAAAGTGTGATGTCAGGCCTAAAGTTGTCAGTGTGCATAAGAACTGTTTCGTTGTCAGCTCTGGGCCTTTGTGTAATAGTTAATTTTTTTGTTGCTACATCAAAATGGAACTGTATAAAACTTCCAAACATCTTTCCTACTAATTCTTGGTATGATGCAAACGCATAGTAAGTTGCCAATCCACCTGTCGCACCTGCTCGTAACAAGTATGTGTTTGTGTATGCCAAGTTAAACGGTTCAAACAATGTTCCACCTTCGCCGCCTTCTGTTCTAGATCCAACTGTTCTTCTGTTAAGATTTCTTACATTGATTATCTCATCTGGTAAAATATATGTATTTTGATTTTTCTGGAGCTCAAGAAAAGCATAAGATTCTTCTACAGCATTTGATGATCTCTGTCTAAATTTGTTCACGGCTCTTTCCAGCGCCGTTTGATAGTGTTTTGGGTCTAATTCAACGTCAATCATCCCTTCACCGAGATTGTTCTTAACGTAATCGAATATTTCTTGCTGACCTGTTTGTAGTTCTGACATACTCATATTTATAGCCTTTGCCTGTGCAATAAATATGTATGACATGCCAAGATTATCCATTTTTAAGCCTGAAAAGGGCAATGACTACAAATTCTTTGATCGAAACATCAGAGAGATGTTTACAGTGGGCGGTACTGATTTACACCTACACAAATATCTAGGACCTTACGATCAGGGAGATCAACAAAAGGACGGACAGGCTTCTCCGACTCAACCCAACTACGCAGGTAGTGAAATTAATGAAACTACAATCCAGGATCTGTTGTTTTTAGAGAACAGAGATAGGAAATATCACAGTGATGTCTACACAGTCAGAGGCATATACAATGTGCAGGATCAAGATTTCAATCTATCTCAGTTTGGTATGTTCTTGTCTAATGATACATTATTTTTGACTGTACACATGAATGACATTGTTGAACGTATTGGCCGGAAGCCAATGTCGGGCGATGTCCTAGAGTTCCCACACATGAAAGAAGACTTTTCATTAGATGAAAGTATTCCGATTGCACTAAAAAGATATTATGTCGTTGAAGATGTAAACAGAGCCGCTGAAGGATTTTCTCAAACTTGGTGGCCGCACTTGCTAAGATTAAAATTAAAAACACTTGTGGACTCACAAGAGTTTAGAGATGTAATTGGTGATGCAACAACAACGAATAGTCTGGCTAGTTACATGTCAACATTCAATAAAGAGAAAGAGATTAACGACCAAGTTGTGGCACAGGCAGAATCAGATGCACCCAAGGCAGGTTTTAATTACAAACAATATTATGTTGCACCTATTGATGAAAGAGGCAACATCAGAACAGATAACGTGAACACGGAGAGTCAGAGAGCAAGTAGCAGTACCACAGTCAATGCATCCATTGACACTCCTGCAAGTTCACACTATGGTTTCTACCTAGATGGCGACGGTGTAGCACCGAACGGAAACCCTGCAGGCTTTGGGATATCTTTTCCAATTGCAGATGTTGATAAGGGCGACTACTTCCTGAGGACAGATTATCTACCAAACAGATTATTCCGTTATGACGGAAATCGATGGGTAAAGATAGAAGATTCTGTCAGGATAACTACAACAAACAACGATTCAAGAGCAAACTACAAAACAGGTTTTGTCAACAACACAACAGAATCTACAATTAATGGACTGACTGTCACACAAAGACAGTCCTTAACAGATGCTCTTAAACCAAAGGCTGACAATTAATGTTACATTTCTACGAAGGACAGGTTAGAAAGTTTTTAACTCAATTTATAAGGATATTGAGTAATTTCTCAGTTGAAACAGGAAAAGGAAGCGACGGTTCGGTTAGTTTAAGAGCTGTGCCTGTCGTGTACGGAGACCCAACCAGGCAGGTAGCCAACATCATAAGAAACAACTCAGAGAATGCTTTGCAGTATGCACCAAGAATTGCGGCTTATGTTAGGGAATTGAACTATGACAGGGAACGAATGCAGAACCCTTATCACATAGAGAAACAGCATCTGAGGGAAAGAGATGTGGACGACGACGGCAACTACACCAACCAATTGGGTGCAGGCTACACTGTAGAGAAGGTAATGCCTTCACCGTTTAGGCTGGAAGTGTCTGCTGACATATGGACTACAAACACAGACCAAAAGTTACAAATAATGGAACAGATACTGTATCTTTTCAATCCTGATTTCGAGATACAGAAGACAGACAACTATATTGACTGGACTAGTTTAAGTTATGTTGAATTGACAGGGGTAACATTCAGCAGTAGAACAATACCTATAGGTGCAGATTCAGAAATTGATGTTGCAACGCTTACATTCTCTATGCCAATATGGTTATCACCACCTGTAAAAGTTAAAAAGTTGGGTGTTGTACAAAAAATTATAATGAGTATATACGACGACGATGGTGGAATAGCCAAGGGATTAATTGACGGAGAGTTGACTTCAAGAAGTTTTATCACACCAAACAATTTTGGACTACTGGTATCAGGAAACCAATTAAGATTGTTAGGAACAACAGGTGTAAATGTGAAATCTGGTGGTGACGGCTTCCATACAGGAGCCAGAGATCCAGGATTAGCAGATCCATTTGATACATTCGGGCCGCCATTGAATTGGAAATTAATCTTAGATCAGTATGGAAAAGTGATCAACGGAACGTCTCAAATAAGACTACAACAACCAAACGGAAACCAAGTGATTGGTACAATAGCAACCACCACTTTGGATGACACAATACTACTTTATACAATAGATTCGGACACAATACCAAGCAATTCACTTACTGCTGTCAAAAAAATTATTAATCCTGCAACGTTTAATCCAGGCACTCCAGTAGATGGAGATCGTTATTTGGTTATAAATGACGTTGGAGATTCTACAGCAAGTTTTCAAAGTAGCACTTGGGGTACTTTAGTAGCAAAAGTTGGTGATATAATCGAATACAACGGCACAACTACCAAATGGAACATAGCATTTGATGCCTCTGATCCTGACTCAACCCAACACTATGTTACCAATCTTAACACAGGTATACAGTACAGGTTCACAGGAACTGAATGGGTCAAGTCGTACGAGGGTGTGTACAAACAAGGCGATTGGAGTATCGTGCTTGACGGTGGTTACCAGCAGACAGAGGACGCTGACGCCAACGATGCTACTACCCCTTGATAATTTAAAGCATACCTGTTATAATATAATATGAAAGATAATATAGTATGTTCTGGTGCATTGTTCTATTCCACCAGCACTAAACGTTTTTTGTTTTTACAGCGGACTGACAAGAAGACACAAGGCATGTGGGGACTGGTTGGTGGCAAATCAAAGTTCACGGAGTCCGCTTTTGAAGGTCTAAAAAGAGAAGTAGAGGAAGAAGTTGGCATGATGCCAAAGTTCAAAAAGGTTATTCCTCTGGAGATGTTCACATCAAACGATCAAAAGTTTTTCTTCCATACCTACCTGATAGCAATTGATTCAGAGTTCCTACCGAAACTCAATCAAGAACATTCAGGATACTGTTGGACTGCGTTTGAATGCTGGCCAAAGAACCTACACATGGGTCTTAAAAATACTTTGAACAATAAAAGTATAAAAGGAAAGTTACAAACAATCTTAGATTTAATAACCTAAAAAAAAGGCGACCCTAAAGCCGCCTTTTGATTCTACTAAAAAGTATGAATATTTATTAGTTGTTAGTCCTCACTGCACAGTTTACCAATTTGATACCTGCTTCAGTGTTAGATTCTAATGCTCTTCCAATTACGTTGAAAGGAGAGATTGACTCGCCTGTTGCGGCCGCTCTCGCACAACCCTTGATGCTTGAACTAACAAGTCTTTGACCTTTGTTCACTGCACCTGAAACTCTGACTGGTGTTCTACCTGTCATTGCTACGAATGGGTGTGTTGCATCTTCACCTGCCAATGAGTTCATCATGAATCCAGGTTTGAATGATATCACGCCAAACACATCTTCGGATAAGTCTGAAGTGGCTTCTGTTATCTCTGCTGAACCACCAAGTTCAACCACTGAACCAACTTCCATAGGAGCGTCTGCTTCGAAACGCTCGGCAACGTCCGCATACTGCGCCGATGATGCCAAAGTTGCTAACACGTTGGTTGATGGATTGTAAGTCAAGTTGGTATCAGTTTCTATGCCCTGTGTACCAGTAGCACCGTCAACGAATGTTATGAAAACACTCTCGTTGGCTGTGTTGTTTGCAGTACATGTTACTGCTGTCGCCAAGGACGCAGTACCTGTCAAGTCGCCTGTGACATCACCTTCGATGCCAACTACCAACGTACCTGCCGCTACAGTTATACCACCTGATTTATCACCTGCTACCGCAGTGGTTAGTCCCATTGTGAATTTGTCTTCTGACTCA